TCTTCTTTATATCCAAGATTAGGTACGCTATTATTTAATTCTTGTATTTCTTGAGCAGCCGCCGTTAATTCGTCTGGATTACTTTGAGCAGGAGCGAGAAACAGCCATCCAAATCCTAAGATTGCGGCTAATGATAGTCTCCATAGCTTAGTTCCAGTCAATTAAAAACTCCTCGTTACAACTTTTGTAACAAGTTAATTATAACATTGAACTATTTAGCGTTATCTGTTTTGTAGAAGCCTGAACCTTTGAATTGAATGCCAAATGAACCATACTGCTTGATCATTGCAGAGCCACAATTGGAGCAAAGCTCAACAACTGATGCGTCATTGATTGACTTGGTAACTTCCTTAACATGTTCACATAGAACACATTTATATTCGTAAACTGGCACTATCTCTCCTAAATTTTAATGAGCAGTTTATACACATGCTCAGGTGTATCCTAAGGCGTAACTATTCGGCCCGTGTCCATCTACATGGACAGAACCATTATACCTTATTTGACCTTGATTGTCTTTGGCTTTTTGTCTTCTGGAATTAGACGATCTACATCAATGTGTAGCATGCCATTTTTAAATTCCGCTCCGACTACCTCCATATATTCACCAAGCGCAAATGTGCGTGTGAATTTACGGGCGGCAATTCCTTTGTGAAGAACTTCTCCAGTCTCTTCTGTAGTAACTTCACCCTTAACAATAAGAGTCTGATTCACGATGGATATTGTTTAGTCTTTCTACTTCACGATTGAAGCCAATAAAAAATGGATCTCTAAAAAGATCCATAGCAAATGTTGTTACCATTTTATTCCTCCTTTAAGCGAATAAATTAATATGTGGGCCCCTATTGGCGACCCACATATATTATAGCAAATTAGATTTTTTAAGTCTAGTAAATTTTCTTCTTCTTGTCGTGCATCTTTTTCTCATCTGCCTCTGAGGCATATAAGGCTCTCATTTGGGCAGAGGCTGCTGATTTTCCTGCATGACATCCTACTAATTCGTTTGATCCCTGTTTTACTACAGCGTATCCTTTGCATCCCGCAAAGTTTTGTTTAATTTCCCAAGGCATTTTATTCTCCTAATTGTTAGGGGGTTCTGGTAGATTCATTTCTATCAGCCCCATTTCTTTTGCGATCTTTTGTCCTTCTGGACTGATGTGAAGCATAGCTTCAAGATTCTCATCATATTCTACTTGCAATAAACCTTTTTCATAAAGCTTCATAAGAGATTCGTCTACATATCTAATATGGGCTTCCCAAAGTTCTGGTGCAATTTCTTTTGCCTTATCTTCAATGGCATAAATAATTTCTCCATTTTCATCCACACCTGCTAAACTTATGGCACCAATTTCTAGATAATGTTCTAACTGCATCTCTTCTTCTCTTTCTTCATCCATAGTATTATTATACTCTCTTTTGTGTGGCGTGTAGGACTTGAACCTACGACGGCCAAATTATGAGTTTGGGGCTCTAACCAACTGAGCTAACGCCACCTAACCCTATTGTATTGTCCCGTCCTCATTTTTGTCAATAGTTGTTTCTACCAACTGTTGTACATAATCTGAGAAATGTTTTCTAACGCTTCCTGGTGGTCGTGCTCCAAGAGATTTCCACAGTCTCTTGTATTCAATTACATTAGCAAATGTTGTTGGGCATAACGTGTTTCCCTCATACTCTTTTAATACAGTAGGAAGGGGCACATGCTTACCACAACACTTACATTCTTTTGCTCTTTCTTGATATATGCTCACAGTATCTCCATACCCTCTAAAGCGTCTGCCAATTTTGAAGGCATTCTTGGCGGCCTAACCATATTTAATACAATTTCATCCTGCTCTTTTGATGGCCTACGCATTAATGAATCATAGGTATGCACATCAATTTCTTCATTACTTTCAAATCTAGTTCTACTTATAGCGTTATATATAGAACCACAAACTGCATCCGCCAAGTCTTTTGAACCTTTTCTTGGATGGTCTACCCTATCTCTCATAATCCTAAGCTGTAAAAGCTCATCAATTAAAAGTTTAATGTGTGGCCCGCTTAACCTGTCCTCAGCAATCACCATTGCCATATCGTCGTAATGTTTTTTGGCTACAGATAAAGTCTCTGTATTTATTCCATATTGTTTTAATTGCTGCATCATATCGTGAGAGTTCCAGCGATCAAATGTGCAGACTCTTATCTTAAATCCTTTTGTTCTTAAAGATAGAATATAATCTTTAACCTCTGTGAAGTCTACGGACTTATCTGAAGTCGGTGTCCAGTATCTTACTGCGTCAACTTCTACAATTGGGGCAGGCTGTGAGTATGTATCAGTTACTTTAACATTAACCCATTTTTGAACATGTGCCATAGACACAGCGCAATGGTCATGCTTTTGAGCAAGATCTACGTGTATAAAATATTCTTTATCTGGGTCTGGCAAAAACCAGTTTTCAAATCTGCCAAAATTATCTACGGCTAAGGACATATTGTTAAATGCCCGCTCAACCTTCTCACGAGATTTAAAAAATGCATCAATTGCTTCTGATGGCATACATGCAAATCTTCCCATAGCATCTGGCATATTCTTATAAAATTCTACTTTAAAGTTATCTATTGTTTTAGTTGGATTGACTTCCCATGTAGGTCTTTTTAATGCATATACTTTAGGTATCTTATAGGAAATAATATTATCTTCTTCCCACTCCACCTCAATTTCATTTCCTTCTGTGCCGTCTGGCAAACCTTCGTCCATCTTTAAGACTTTATTTCTTAGGATTACTTCTTTTTCAGCTATAACAGAATTATAAAACTTTTGTATTGGATCATTCTTAAAACGGGGGAAGGACAAAAGAATAACCTTTCCGTAGTCTGGGAAACGTGAAACTACCGATCCTCTATACATATCGTATATTGCATCTGCTGTTTTTGCTTGGTCATGCCCAGTTGTATTCTCTGTAGCAAATCCTGAAATTTCATCAAGGATAACTGCTATTACGTTATAACCTTCCCACGCCTCACGCTCAGAGTGTCCAGAGTGAACGGTTATTGCCTTGTTAAATTTCATCTCAGAAGCCTTTGCTTCATACTTACCAATAAACCAAGGCGATCTATCTATTCTAGTTTTAAATCCTTTAAAGAAAACATTGTTTGCCTGCTGTGCGTTAATAGCAATATTAAGAATATCTATTGAATCTCCAGGAGGTTTTCCATAATATGTTGCTGGGTCTTTCAAGCAGAGCAACAAGTAAACCATATAAGATACTGCAATTGTTGAGCAATAATCTTTGCCGCTACCTTTTCCTAATTGTGCAATTACTTCGTTACAGGTTTGCTTGAAGCGACGTCGGCCTTCTTCTTCTCCAAATAATTTAATAAGAGTGGATTCTTTATAGATCTGAGAGCTTTTTTCGATGAGCGTATGTTGGTACTCCGAAAGTGGCGGGAGTCCAAGATAATTTGTTCCTGTGACAAATGTTCGTAAATCGACTGGTCTTTCATCAAATTCCTCTCCGTCTAGGATATCAATGAGATCTGAAAAATCAAGATCCACTAGCTTCCTCAATTATCTCTATAGGTTCTACAACTCCAGTTATCTGTGCAAGTCTACGCATAATTTCTTTTCTTACCTGCGGATATTCTGCTGAGACATCCTTTAGTATACCAACCAAAATTTCTTGCTTGCGTTCCGTCTCCGCAATTTGATTTGCCAATTCCACATTGTCCAATAAGCCAACCTCTTGCAGCATGCCAATTCTTTTGCCTTCAATGTCTGCAATTAATTTTAGGGCGGTAGCCTTGACGTTTAATTGACCTGCTTGGTCTGCGTCCTCTACGGTCTTCCACGCCTCTTTAATAAGCATAGCGTAGTGTTGGTCTGCTCCAGAGATGGCCTGCTTTGCCCTCTCACGGGCCCCAGAATCGTTTTTAACGACATCTTTCCACTCATCTATATACCCTAACACTTCTGCCCGCTTAAAACCCGTCAGGGCGGCAATCTGGGTAGGGTTATTTCCCTTAAGTAATTCCTCAACAACCTTATTCATGCGATCAAAATGATCAGCTAATTCAATGTCCATATGTAACCATTGTACTCTTAGTCAACTAAAATATCAAATGGATTTAGCGACTTTTAGTAATATTAAATATCCAATTAAATCATCGATATCATTATCGCCTGGATATTCGGTGCCTTTCATTAATCTATTTAATTTATCATCAATTCTGACGTGAAGTTGTTCTCTTGGTCCCGCCTTCGAAAATATACGCACAGGGTCTAGGGCTGAATTGCCGTAGGCAATATTCTTCTTTACTAGCATGTGTGCAATTTCGTGGCAGGTTTCAAATATCTCTCTGCCTGCTTCTGTACCTACAGTTAATAAATATAAATCTTCACATTTAAACTGTGGTGAATCTGGAAATACTGGTTCTAACATTATCTCGTACCTTTCACTAGTGGATCTTCAATCCATTGAACATATCCATCTTTCCAATTTTGACTCCCATATATATGCTTAACATCTACAAAATGAAATTTTCTCCATTCTTCTCCGCCATAATTATGGAAGTTATAAAGTTTAGCATTATCCGAAGAATTTATCAATAGGTAATCATCAATTAAATTTGATACATTTAGATCTAATGCCTTTAATATCCCTTTAGTCCAAATTGATGGTCCAGTCATACTGTGTACAAAATGAGGTTGTCCATATATTGGATTCTTAAACGCTTCTTTAATTTCATATAAAACTGATTTTAATATAGGATTTCCTGCGGTTGCTGCAAATGTCCATTGACAAAAATGTTCGCTAGTCTCTGGACATACAATAAATTCTTTATCATTTAAAAGCCAGTTGTCTATTGAAGATAAGCAAAGTGTATCTAGATCTGAATAGACTCCACCGAATGCATATATAACTAAATATCTCCAAAGATCGCCACGCATTACTCCAACTGGACAATTATTAAAAATGTCTAACCACTCTTGTCCGTATTCAGAATATATAAATTCTTTTGCCTGAGAGTCATCCATGTAGTGCCATTCATATTCTGGGTTTAAATCTTTCCATGTTTGAGTAGCATCTTTTTGATATTGTGGCAATACATTATAAGGGTCTTTATATGTTTGCCAAATAATTTTTGGTATCATTTAAATCTCGCCACAAATACTCCAGTAACTGGAAATTCTATATGCTCAATAATGCTATGAAAACTTTTTAGAACTCTTTCTGTATTCCAGTCTTCATCCACATGTACCTCATATGGATTTCCATTAATTGCATCTTGATGATAATGTATTATTGGAATAGATATAATTGCATATTTGGCCTCTTTAGATATTCTATCCCACAACTTGATAGCATCTGGCTCTGGCATATGCTCTAGGACATCTCCTAAAATAACTAAATCGTAGTCAAAACTTTCCATGTCTCTAACATCTATATCAAACAGATTATCATATCTATTTCTTAAATTAAATTGCTCTATATATGGAGGCCATACTTCTACTGCGTTAATCTTTACATCCTCCCCTAACGAATCTCTTATTAAATTTAAGTAAACTCCTTGACCTGCGCCCACGTCTAAAACAGTTTTAGGATTAAGTTCAGCTATTTTTTGCTGAGTCCATGGCTTGTTTGTTGGATCAGAAAATCCCATTTATAATTCTCCTTTCATGTTTTCCTTGAAATGTTGATTCAAGACTTGCCAGCGTACAGCCTTTTGGGCTATCTGGCTTTATTGAGTATCCATAAAACTTTTCTTTTTGTCTATAAAAAAACCAATCAAGAGGTAGACTAACTTTATTATTCATCATAGCTAAACTTTTTTCAGCGCCTTTTCTGCTTAGGATATAGCAAAGGCAAGACCAGTCTTGATAAATAAAAGATGTGTTTTCCCCCCAAGAAATAGAGGCATTATACTTGTGATGCTGATCAGCTGGACTAAAGAAAGAAAAGAATTCCCATCCTTCTGGTAATTCATCCAAATATTTTTCTAATAAAAGAAAAAAATCTTGATTAAAGTCAATATCATCTTCCATCAATATTAAATAATCGCTATCTGTTTTTAAAAAGTTTTTCCATGCTATATAATTGCTCGCCCATATTCCCAGCTCTCCATATTTCCATCCTTGAACTCCATGTAAATTATATCCATTAGGATCAATATTAAAATCTGGATTATGAGTATAGAAGCTGTGTAAATCTTCATCAGAACTTATCTGTATGGTTGGTGTTTTCATCTCAACAGAATACTTTGACAAATAAATGTTTATTGATTTTACTAGCGAATCTCTTTCTGAGTCTGAATCTAGATGAAATACCTTATGTGTAAATATCATTTTATAAGCCCGTGATCTTTAAGAGACCTGAAT